TGTATCTAGTTTAGCTTCATCATATATTGAAGGTAAAACAGCGATACAAAAAGCCGAAGCTACTATTCGTATGAAAGAAGCAACAGGCGAGATTGATTGGGACTTAGCTGCTATGAGGGCATCACAGTCCTCGTGGAAAGATGAATGGTTGACCTTATTATTCAGCATTCCTCTAGTACTGAGCTTCTGTGGTGAGTGGGGTAGGGGTATAGTAGCAGATGGATTTGAAGCACTTGCAGGTATGCCACAGTGGTATCAGATTGCATTAGGGGCTATCGTAAGCGCGAGCTTTGCCACACGTTCTGCAGGTAAGTTTTTTAATAGGATGAAAAAGAAATGAGACTAGGATGGCTGATAAATAGTATGATGGCGATTCTAGTCTTAGTTACATTTATAATGGTGATATTATGACAGCTAAATTTTTTCAACATAAAACTGTAGACAAAACTAAGAAAGCTAAAAAAAGTAAAAAGGTAGCAGGAGTTATCAAAGATGAAATGGTTGACCCTATACGAAAGTTTATTAAAGAGAGAAACTTAGACAAGCTAAAAAAATCCTTGCAAGAAGAGTACATGAAAACAGCAAGAGATAGAAAAAAATATACTTAATGGCAAAATGGAGATTACCAATGTTTAAATTATCGCAACGCTCATTTCAAAGACTTGCAGGAGTGCATCCTGATTTAGTGGAGACAGTAAAGTTAGCTATAAAAAAATCGGATACAGACTTTGGTGTAATATATGGAGTCAGGGATTTAGCCACTCAGGAGAAGCTTTATAAATCTGGAAAATCACAGACGATGAAATCTAAACATCTTGTGCAGGAAGACGGATACTCACATGCTGTAGACTTAATGGCATATGATTCTGGAGAGCCGTCATGGGATATAGTGGACTACGATAATATAGCAGATGCCATGAAAGCTGCTGCTCTTGAAACTGGAGCTAAAATTTGTTGGGGCGCAGCATGGCAAATAGATGATATAACAAAATGGGATGGCACAATGGAGCAAGCTATGAATGCTTATATAGACCTCAGACGTTCACAGTCGCGCCGCCCCTTCATTGATGGTCCTCACTTCCAATTGACAACATGAGTAGTAAGGGACGCAAAAAATCTGGAGGAAGACCCAAGAAAAAGGGCATGGAGGGCATGTCTGTAAAAAGTGGGGACAAGCGACCCACTTCACAAGGCGCAGGTATGACAGCAAAGGGAGTTGCTAAGTATAGACGCAGAAATCCCGGTTCAAAGCTACAGACAGCAGTTACAGAAAGTAAACCGAGAAGTAAAGCTAGAGCAGCAAGAAGAAAATCATTTTGTGCGAGAAGCGCAGGACAAATGAAAAAGTTTCCTAAAGCAGCAAAGAATCCAAACAGTAGACTGCGACAGGCAAGAAGAAGGTGGAAGTGTTAACATGGATAATAATGGAAAAAAATATGGCTACTCCTCTGTAGACAATATAACTGGAAAGAAGTTTAACACAGAGTCTTTGTTTAATTTTACTCCCACTAAAAAGAAAAAGGACTCGTTGTTTGGTGGTGGTATAACAGACCCATATATGAATGTTGCAGGTGGTAAGTTACGACCTGATATACGAAAAAATTATTTAGGCATAAAGTTTACAAAAGAGTTTAAAAAAAGATGACAAGACAACTTACAGAAAAACAACAAAAACTATTAAATGTTTTATTTGATGAAGCAGGTGGTAATGTTACTATAGCAAAAAAGATTGCAGGGTATGCAGATACATCTAGCACTGCAGACATTGTTAAAGGCTTGAAAGATGAGATACTGGAAGCGACACAAATGTGGATGGCACGTAACGCACCAAAGGCTGCGATGTCAATGACAGGAGCTTTGTTAGAACCTACAGAGTTAGGCATCAAAGAAAAGATGACAGCGGCAAAAGAAATACTTGACAGAGTAGGTTTAGTAAAAACAGAAAAGATGCAAGTAGAAGCAACAGGTGGTGTGATGCTTATGCCACCAAAAGCACCAACGGAAGAAGATGACTAGAAGTATTGGCAGGTGGAAGCTACCACAACCAACAGATATAAAAGAAGATAACGAGTGGATATCTATACCACGTATTGCCAGAACTATACCTTTTGGTTATGTACAAGACGAGAATGACCCTGACGTTTTACGACCTGTACCCGATGAACTAAATTTGCTAGAAAAAGCAAGAACATATGTAAATCAATATTCATATCGACAAGTAGCAAATTGGATATCAACTCAGACAGGACGCTACATATCACATGTAGGATTAAGAAAACGATTAGAGAATGAGCGACAACGTAAGAACCAAGCTAAAGGCATTCGCCAGTGGGCAGACTATGCGGAAAAGGCAATCGCCAAAGCGAAAGTCCTTGAAGAAGAAAGAACAGGCGCAAGAGCCACAGGTTAAAATAGAAGAAGTTTCACATGAAACAGAATCTATTGAAGAGCATGCGAATGTTTTATTTAAGCCGAATGAAGGACCTCAAACAGACTTCTTGGCTGCAAGTGAACGAGAAGTTTTGTACGGAGGTTCAGCAGGGGGTGGAAAGTCATACGCAATGTTGGCAGACCCATTACGGTATATGGGACACCCCTCGTTTAGCGGACTTCTACTGCGACACACCACAGAAGAGTTACGAGAACTTATATTTAAAAGTCAAGAACTCTATCCTAAAATATGGAAAGGGATTAAGTGGTCAGAGAGAAAGATGCAGTGGGTAGCACCATCAGGTGCAAGATTGTGGATGTCTTACCTAGATAGAGATGAAGATGTATTACGATATCAAGGTTTGGCATTTAGTTGGATAGGATTTGATGAACTTACTCAATGGGCAACACCATACGCTTGGAACTATATGCGAAGTCGTTTACGTTCTACTGCTCCAGACTTACCCATCTTTATGAGAGCAACAACAAACCCCGGTGGTAGAGGTCACGCTTGGGTTAAGAAAATGTTTATAGACCCCTCGGCATACGGAAAGGCATTTGATGCAACAAATATCGAAACAGGAGAAGTATTACGCTATCCCTCTGGACACTCTAAAGCAGGAAAGGCTCTCTTTAAAAGGAAGTTTATACCGGCAAGATTATCCGATAACCCATTCTTATCAAAGTCTGGAGACTATGAAGCAATGCTACTCTCGCTCCCAGAGCAACAAAGAAGACAGTTACTCGAAGGGGATTGGGACATTAAAGAAGGTGCGGCTTTTACTGAGTTTAACCGTGACCTTCATGTTGTCGAGCCTTTTAATATTCCATCTAACTGGGTAAAGTTTAGAGCGTGTGACTATGGATATGGAAGTTACACAGGAGTTATATGGTTTGCTGTATCACCGAGTGAACAACTTGTAGTATATAGGGAGTTATACGTATCGAAAGTATTAGCCACAGATTTAGCAGACATGATATTAGAAATGGAAGCAGGTGATGGCAATATTCGATATGGTGTTTTGGATAGTTCTTTGTGGCATAAGCGTGGGGATACTGGTCCTAGCTTGGCTGAACAAATGATTGGTAGAGGATGTAGGTGGAGACCGTCTGACAGAAGTAAGGGTAGCCGGGTTGCAGGTAAAAATGAGATACACAGAAGATTGCAAGTTGACGAGTTTACTGAAGAGCCACGTATGGTTTTTTTCAATACTTGTACAAATGTCATCTCTCAACTGCCCTCAATCCCACTGGACAAAAAGAATCCAGAGGATGTAGACACTAAGTCAGAAGACCACTTGTATGATGCGTTAAGATATGGTATAATGTCAAGACCACGATTTAGTATATTTGATTATGACCCAACAATGAGCAAGGGAAACAATATGCCAATAGCAGATTCTACTTTCGGATATTAAGGAGACTAAATGGCTGAAGAAGATATGATGATGGAAGAGGACTCCATAGCATTAAGTGACACAGAGGATTCTGTATCCGAAGATGCCAATATAAATAGTATAATACCATTTGTAATGGAGCGTTACAAGCGTTCAGAAGATTATAGATATCAAGATGAACAACGATGGTTAAAAGCATATAGAAACTACAGAGGACTATATGGTCCTGATGTGCAGTTTACTGAAGCAGAGAAGTCTCGTGTATTTATAAAAGTAACAAAGACTAAAACTCTTGCAGCGTATGGACAAATAGTAGATGTTCTATTTGCCAACCAAAAATTTCCCCTATCCGTAGAACCAACAGAATTACCAGAGGGTGTAGTAGGTGATGTAAGTTTTGACCCACTAGAACCTGAACAGGTAAGTGAGTTACAAAGTCCATATGGGTTTGCAGGTGATGGAAATGATTTACCACCGGGAGCAACTGAAATATCTTTGATGGATAAGTTAGGTCCTTTACAAAGTAAACTAGAACCAATAGAAGATAAATTAAAAGAGGGTGCAGGAAAAACACCATCTGCTATTACATTTAGTCCTGCGATGATTGCTGCAAAAAATATGCAGAAAAAAATACATGACCAGTTAGAAGAGTCAGGAGCAAACAAACATTTACGAAGTGCATCGTTTGAGATGTCATTGTTTGGTACAGGTATAATGAAAGGACCTTTTGCTGTAGACAAAGAGTATCCAAACTGGAATGATGAAGGAACATATGACCCTAAATTTAAAACAGTGCCACAAGTAAACTATGTATCTGTTTGGAACTTTTATCCAGACCCAGATGCAAACAATATGGAAGAAGCACAGTATGTGTTAGAGAGACACAAGATGTCTCGTTCTCAGCTTAGAGCGTTAAAGAAGCGTCCATACTTTAGAGATACAGTTATAGATGAAGCTATACAAATGGGCGAGAACTATAATAAATATTATTGGGAAGATGATTTATCTGACTATGCACCAGAACACGGTGTAGATAGATTTGAAGTGTTAGAGTATTGGGGTATGGTAGATACGGCTCTGATAGAGGAGCAAGGTGTCGAAATACCTGCAGAACTGCAAGACTTTGATGAATTACAGGCAAACATTTGGATATGCAATGGTAAACTTATACGAATGGTACTTAATCCATTTAAACCTGCAAAGATACCTTATGTTGCTGCACCATACGAACTAAACCCATATAGCTTTTTTGGTGTAGGTATTGCAGAGAATATGGACGATACACAAACTTTGATGAATGGTTTTATGCGTATGGCTGTAGATAATGCAGTATTGTCGGGTAATTTAATTGTAGAGGTAGATGAAACAAACTTAGTTCCCGGTCAAGACCTTTCACTATATCCCGGAAAAATATTCAGAAGACAAGGCGGCGCACCCGGTCAGGCTATCTTTGGTACGAAGTTTCCAAACGTATCTTCAGAGAATATGATGTTGTTTGATAAAGCCAGAGTGTTGGCAGATGAAAGCACAGGCTTTCCATCATTTGCACATGGACAAACAGGTGTGCAGGGTGTGGGTAGAACTGCTAGTGGTATATCAATGTTAATGAATGCTGCAAGTGGTAGTATAAAAACAGTTATAAAAAATGTAGATGATTATTTACTTAGACCTTTGGGTGAAGGATTATTCCGATTTAATATGCAGTTTGACTTTGACCCAAGCATAAAAGGTGACTTAGAGGTAAGAGCTAGAGGTACAGAAAGTCTTATGGCTAACGAAGTGCGTAGTCAGAGACTCATGCAGTTCTTATCTGTGGCAAGCAATCCTGCTCTTGCACCTTTTGCTAAGTTTCAATACATCATAAGAGAGATTGCAAAGTCAATGGATTTAGACCCCGACAAAGTAACCAACAATATGGATGAAGCCGCCTTACAAGCAGAGATAATGAAAGGGTTTCAAGCACCACAGGCTGAACAGGAAGCTCCTGTAGCAGGTGTAGATGCTATGGACACTTCAGGTGCAGGTGGTGGTAATATAGGTGTAGGACAAGCTCCTGTGCCGAATGAACAAGGATTTACAGGTAATGTCGGACAGCAAGCAAATACTCAGCAAACTCAAGCCACTGGTCAACAACAACCGCCAGTGGGAAGCATTCAATAGTTACATAGATTATCTAATTAATCAACAAACAAAAACATTAGAGCAATCAGATAATACTATACTTATACATCGGTCACAAGGGGCGGTGTTAGCTTTACGCAAATTAAAATATTTAAGGGATGAAATCAATGGCACTAGCTGAACAAACAGAATTTGCTTTTATGAAAGCTTCAAAGGGTACAGATGTGCCTAAACCAGAGATTATAGAATTAGATGAGCATATTGATGCATACAAAAAAAAGTATGGATTGACTGATGAAGAGGTAATAGAAATACTTAGGTCATTTGCACCGCCTAAATCTAAACAGAATAATGAAGGTGGACTGCAAGAACAAGGTGGCACAAAAGACCCTGTTTCAGGTAATGATGTTCCTATAGGCTCACTTCAAGAAGAAGTAAGAGATGATATACCTGCTATGCTTAGTGAAGGTGAGTTTGTTTTTCCTGCGGATGTAGTGCGTTACTATGGTCTTGATACATTGATGAAGATGCGCCAGAAAGCAAAGCAAGGTCTTAAAGTTATGGAAGCTATGGGTCAGATGGGTAACTCTGAAGAAGCTACATTGCCAGATGATATACCGTTTGATATGGATGACTTAGAGTTAGCAGAGGGCGGTGTTGTAGAAGCACAAACAGGCATGTACGTTCCTCCTAATCTTCAAGGTGTAGACACAACAGGTGTGGGACAAGCTCCTGTTCTAGCACCTACAAGCCCTCTACCAAACGTGGGTGGATATACACCACCACCAATAGCAGACCCAACACCTAAATCGTTTACAGACCTTTTGGGTACAGCAGGGTATGATGAATTACGCACATATGTAAATGACCAAGGACAACAAATGCAGATACCTTTTAAGGATGGGAAACCGCTGTCTGCCATACCTGAAGGATTTAAACCAAGAGATGCAAGTGCTGATACTACAGTTAGACCTACATTTACAACAGCTACAGATACAACACAGTCAAGCACTGATAGACCTGCAGTGCCACAAACTGTAGAGCAACAGCAGACTGCAGATGATGCTAGAGTTGATGAAATAAAAAAACGAGGGGTTGACCCTGCAAAAGGATTTTTAGAGGGTAGACCTGCTAACACATTTACAATGAAGCAGTACGAAGATTACCTTGGACAAAAGGATGCAAAGTTTTTATCACGAGAAGGTGTTGCACCTAGAACATTAGAAGCATTACCGCTTACAGGTGTGCTTACACGGTTTAGTGATAGAGAAATACGCTATGATGCAGGTAAAAAAATTATAGAGGGTCAATACAGAAACAGAGATGAGTACGACACTCTTGTTAAAGTTGTTCAATCTGCACCTATTGAAAATCCGATTGGCTTAAATGTATTCGGTAAAGACCAAAAGAGACATAAAGAAAGAGCAGAAGCAGCTTTAGCTAAAGGTTATGATGATAAAAAAGCAAAAAAGTTTGAAAGAAAAGCTACTAAATATAAAGAACATAGAGATAATCTAACCACAAAAGGAGAAACTAAAAAGGCAGATGGTACTGTGGTTAAGGCAGTTGGTGTAAAAGACCAGACAGGCATGAGCGAAGTAGATAGAGCTAATATGCTTATAACACAAAATCCAAGTAGAAATGCTGCTATAATGTCTGGTGAAAGTAACTCAGAAAGAGAAGCTAGAGAAAGAAAAGAAGCTGATGCACTTAATAGAGCAGCGCAGATGGATGCTTTTGTAAAAAGAGAAAATGATAGAATAGCAGAGTCTGCTGCAAATGATGATACAGGAAGCACAGGACAAGCTTTCTCACAAGAAACTGTAGGACCTTCTGGTAGTGCAGAGGGTACACACTGTTGTACAGCATCGTATAAGCAAAAGACTATGACTATATCAGAAGTAAAAGAGCTTAGACGTTGGCACAGACAACAATCACAGATATGGCAAGATGGCTACGATGTATGGGGCAAGTACGTTGCAGATGGCTTAGTGGCTAAATCAAAATGGCAAGCATCTGTTGTAAAGTCTGTGCATGATTTAATTATAAAAAAGAAGTTGACACTTAAAGGAATATATGGTATGATTGTCATATCTTCAGGTGTCTATCCTATAGGATTATTTAAAAGGATAACAAAATATGGAAGAATTTTTCAATCAACTTAGAGAACGCTATTTAGCTTTACCCGAAGAGGAGAAAGATGTAATACGTTCTTTAATGGGTACAGAGCAAGGTAGAGTGTTAGGTAAGATATTAGGTCCTGAAATATCAAGCCAAATAAACTTACGTAGACCTGCCCAACCTGCACCACAAAGGCGCGGACTCGGTATGCGCTAATCTGTCAGTCACTAGCTACTCATCCCCCAACTGGCTACGATGACCCTAGAAGGAGAACTCAATGAACGAGACAGTAATGGCTGAAGAGCCAAAACCACAAAAAAAAGCAGCATTCGTTAGTAGGAAATACAACAACGATGAAAAGCGAAAACTCGATGAAGAAGAACTTGCAGAGTTACTCAAGGCTCAACAAGGGGAGTCTGTCGAGGAAGAATCTAAAGTGGAGGAGGAACAAGAACCTACTTCTGCTGAAGAGAAAACATTTAAGAAGAGATACTCTGACTTACGAAGACATCAGCAAAAACAAGCTGACGAACTAAAAGCTAAGATTACTGACCTTGAACGTCAGTTAAGTGAAGCTGCACGTAAGGAAATGAAGCTACCTAAATCTGAAGAGGAGATAGAAGCTTGGACTAAAGAGTATCCTGATGTAGCAGGTATAGTGGAAACTATTGCTACTAAAAAGGCACAAGAGCAATCTGTAGCACTTGAAGAGCGTATAAAAGCTATTGATGCATTACAAATATCTGCATCAAAAGAAAAAGCTGAAGTCGAACTGTTAAAGTTACACCCAGACTTTAGTGATATACGAGAGAGTGATTCATTTCACGAATGGGCTGAACAACAGCCTAAGTGGGTGCAGGATGCACTTTATGATAACGAAACAGATGCAAGGTCTGCAGCTAGAGCCATAGATTTGTACAAAGCGGATATGAAAATGTCTGCACCCAAGTCTAAGGACAAAGATGCAGCAAAATCTGTGTCAGTTAAAAATGCTCGTAGCAAACCCCAAGAGGACGCAACAGCTTCTTACATGAAAGAATCTGATGTACAAAAGATGTCCTCTAAAGAGTACGAAAAAAAGTCAGACGAGATTATGGAAGCCATACGGTCTGGCAAATTTATTTACGATGTATCGGGTTCTGCTCGGTAATGTAAAAAAAAGTGTTGACAAGTAGTTATTTTTAAGTATAACTATACACACTTGTGTGAATTATATCACACTATAAAACAGTCAGTCTTACGGATTACCTGACAAGCCTAGCCCATTAACATGTAAGTAGCGCAACTTAGATGCTAATGCACCTCTGCAAATCAGCCCCTGTATTAGTCTGGTGAGTTTACATCTGTTAAATGCTAAAGGAGGTAACGATGGCATTCACGTCTGCTGCCGGTCACGGCAACCTCCCTAATGGTAATTTTTCACCTATCATTTACTCCAAACAGGTGCAACTTGCGTTTCGTAAGTCATCTGTTGTGGAACAAGTTACAAACTCCGATTATTTCGGGGAGATTGCTAACATGGGCGATAGTGTGAAAATCATTAAGGAGCCGGAAATAACAGTCAAGGCATACGCTAGAGGTACAACTATTACACCTCAGGACCTTGACGATGAGGACTTCAGCCTTACAATCGACAAAGCTAACTACTTTGCGTTCAAGGTTGATGATATTGAGGAAGCTCATTCTCACGTTAACTTTCAATCGTTAGCGAGTGATAGGGCTGCCTATCGACTATCTGACCAGTATGACCAAGACGTTCTTGGTTATCTATGTGGGTTTAAACAGTCTGCACTACACGGTGCTGCTGATACTGCTAATACCACAGTAAACGGTTCTAAAGCCGTTGCAACCGCAGGTTCTGACGAACTTTTAACTTCTATGAAGTTAGATGCTTCTGACTTTACTGATGGTTCAGGTTCAGCAGGTTCAGCAAACAACTCTATTGGGATTCAGCCCAGAGGACCGGGTGCAACCGATTTAACACCTGCTGCAGGTACAACTTTTCCATTAACAGTCATTGCTAGAATGGCTAGACTACTTGACCAACAAAATGTTGATTCACAGGGT